ATTCTCTGCTATGCATGGTTCTCTTGTTACATCTTCACTTATCCGTGAAACCACTGGGTTAGATTCTCAGAACTATGGTTACAAGTTCGGACAAGAAGAAGAGACATACAACATCGTTGCTGCACACGGTTATTTCGGAAGACTTATTTTCCAATATGCATCTTTCAATAACTCAAGAAGTCTTCACTTCTTCCTCGCATCATTCCCAGTTATCTGTATCTGGCTTACCTCTATGGGTATCTGCACGATGGCATTTAACCTGAATGGATTCAACTTCAACCAGTCTGTTGTAGACACAAATGGTAAGGTTGTTCCTACTTGGGGTGACGTTCTTAACAGAGCGAACTTAGGTATGGAAGTAATGCACGAGCGTAATGCTCACAACTTCCCACTTGACCTAGCAGCTGCTGAGTCAACTGAAGTTGCACTTGTTGCTCCTGCTGTTGGTTAATGAAAATCAAACCTCTCAAACATGTTAGATTGCATCAGATGAAATTCTTCTGGTGGGATCCTAAAGATGATCCGAGAGAACCTGAATATTGGCAAGACTCACCTTCGGGTGGGTCTTTTTTTTCATTCTGTTAAGCAAACCAAAAAACAATATAAAGAAAACGTCATTTATCAGGGTTTGCATATAATATAGTATGTTGAAACCAAAACAAGCAAATGTCAGGCGATTATTTTACACACAACGATAGACAACCGATGGTTCAGCATCTAAAATGGACTAAGGATGGTGAGCTTTCACCTATCGATAAAACCAGAATCTTATCAGTTTTAAATACCAATGAATATGAAGATGTAAATCTTCGCTGGAGAACTGGAAGTCCAATGCAAGGATAATATGACATCTATGGTTGACGGATACCTATGAATCATATATAATGAAAGTCCAATCTTTACTTTAGGAGTATGGATAAACATGACATCCCATTCTTAGGAGATTTTTATACCAAGCAGGAAGTTGATTCTATGGTTGCTGCAGCTTTAGAAGAAGCACGTGCTATTGATGAAGCTTCAATGAGAAAGCATAACAGAGACGCTACTATCATCAGTATGATTTTAGGGTTTACATGTCTAGCACTGTTTGTTGATGGACTGCTTCGTATACTTGGTATCATTCCACCCTTCATGGATTTGGATGTAAATGTAATTGACGATATTATTGACAAGGTGGAGAGTGATGTGTTACCATTACTAAAAGAAAGGACAAGTGGACTTTTGCACTAACTATATACTATAGTTTGTAAAAAATATTACCATGTCTACTATCACCCTACAGGCTCCAGATGGTTCTACAGAAACATTTGAATGTGATGCAGAAACCACTATACTAGATGCTTTAGAAGACGCTGGGATAGATCATCCATCATCATGTAGATCAGGTGCATGTTCATCATGTGCTATGAAGGTTGTGGAAGGTACAGTGAATCAAGAAGAGCAATCATTTTTAGATGATGATCAAATTGAGGAAGGATATGTTCTTACTTGTGTTGCATATCCAGAGTCTGACGTTAAACTACTAACAGAACAAGAGGAGAATCTTTACTAATGGGAATACACATGAGAGAACAATTACTTAAAGCTCTTTTAGCACATGCTAATGGAGAAATTCAGAAGCATAAAGCTAATGTTGAAATCTATCTAGAACATCCTGTTGGTGTTGGTGAACATGGAGATGTTACCGAAGCTATACAAGGAGAACTTGATAAGATTGCACAATTTGATGATCAAATTAATGTCATCAATAAATATTTTAGTCCCAGATCCAAAGAATTTCTTGGTTAAAAATTATTATGATAGAATCAAATGAAGAAGTTAATGCTGAGGAAACAGCAGCAACTGAACAGGTGGTTGATGTTGAATCGACTGAGGTTATTGAAAAGGAGGAAGACACTCCTGATATCTTTAAAGAGAATGAAACAATCTCTAATCAACAGCGTAGACACTTTGAAAAATTAAGAGCGAGTCAACTGAATAAGATGCTTAAAGATTATAAGCGTCGTCAGAAGAACCCTCTAAATATAGCAAGAAAACTTGGACAGAAATAAGTAACTACAATGAAAGCAGTCTTATATTCCAAAGATAATTGTCAATGGTGTGATAGAGTAAAGACACTATTAGATAGTGTTAAGATATCATATCTAGAATATAAATACGACAAGCATTTTACCAAAAAACAGTTTTACTCTGAGTTTGGTGAAGAAGCAACATTCCCACAGGTATCTATTAATGGATATCATGTTGGAGGATGTAAAGACACATTGCATTATTTACAGAAACACAAATTATTATGAATGATGTAGACGCCATTTGTGAATTCGTTGACACACTGATGGATGATTACTCAAAGACAAAAAAGAAAACTAAGACTAATTTTTTCAAATACTTTGAGTCTTCTAAATTTGATAGAAAAACTATCAACGAATATGTATCCGATTATTCTTTTACTGTTACCCAACAGATAACTGAACTTGATGGTGCATTAACTGGAGATAAAAATCTCGCTGAGGCTTATGGACAATTTAATAAGTCTGAACTGAGAGAATTTATCTCTATGTTAGAAAAATTTTTAGAAGAAGCTAATAGATATAAAGATTATAAAAAAATTACACGTAGAAAAAAACAGAAGACACCTGAACAACTTGTTAAGGGCTTGCATTTAATAGAGGAATCTGTTATTATAGAAGACATTGAGTATGAGCCTGTTGACAAGACAAAGATTATAGATGCTACATCTATCTTCCTTGTTAATGTAAGGACAAAAGATCTTTTATTCTTATCAGGGAATAAACTTTCTTGCTCTGGAGCTAAGATTACTGGGTTTAATCCTAGTGTCTCTGGTGTAAAGAAACTCAAACGTATAACAGAGAGTATAAATTCTGTTATAACATCTAACAAAGTAGCATGTCAGACAATCTTCAAGAATCTTCCAAACAAAAGGAGACCGTCACCAAAGACAGTCTCGCCAAATTACATTCTTCTGAAGGTACTAGCTTAGGGATACCAGCAAAGTATCTAAATAAAAATGTAAAAGCAATGATGGGAGGTAGACTAAAGCCTAAACCGACTTACCTACTTCACTTTGATAGGATGATTTCTTTCTTTAGAAAACGTTACCGAGTGGAGGTGAAAATTTCTACAAACGATAATTAAAGGAGGATGTCATGACAGAAGCAACTACACTTGTTTTTACTTGTTTATTTTGTCTAGGAGCAATAGTGATTGGATTTATTGTGGGATGGTTTGCTAATGCATATTATGTTACACATCACCAACCCGATGAATATATCCATCCAGAATTCTTAGATAGGAATGGAAATTATTTAAACGAAGAATTGTTATCTGTCAGATTTATTGAGGAAGATGAACTTGAAGATGACTAATGTATTAATGGAGTTTTACAATGGCTGAATTACCAGTTGAAAAGATGTTACTCTCTGAAGTATTTCAGAAAGTATCAAATGCAAAAACAAAAAAAGAAAAGATCGCATTACTTAAAAAGTATTCGACACCTGCTTTAAGGTCTCTCTTGATATGGAATTACGATGAATCTGTTATCAGTTTGATTCCTACAGGTGAAGTACCATACACACCGAATGATTCGCCACCTGGCACTGATCATTCAATGTTATTTCATGAATATAAGAAACTTTATCACTACGTAAAGGGTGGTAATGATGGTCTTAATAAAATTAAGAGAGAACAAATGTTTGTTCAATTACTTGAATCGATTCATGCAGATGAAGCACAGGTTTTAACTTTAGTTAAGGATAAAAAATTAGGTAAAAGGTATAAGATTACTAAGGCTTGTATCGGAGAAGCGTTTCCAGAGATACAGTGGGGTAATCGAGGAGGTAAATGAATATCATTCATGAAGCATGTGATCCTGAACTGGCGAAGGATAAGAAGTTACCCTATAATGCATACTTAGTATGTTATATGGGTGAAGATCAAGTTATTAAACATGATATCGCCATGTCAGGAACTGCAACAGAACTCTTTGATGCTTATTATGATAAGTATAAGAAGGGTTTTCAATGGTTGAAACAAAGTGAAGGTAGGATTACTCCTGCTTTATGGAAGTCTAAAAACAATCCAGAACCTGAACCACCTAAGAAAAAGGTAAGAAAAAAACGTGAACGTGAATGAATTATGACTGTGAAACTTGTTACTGTTACTCCTGATGCAGAGAAACTTATGGCATATGTTGCCAGAGTATCTAATCCATCTAATCAGGACAATGAGAAATTTGCTGGACTGTTAAGGTACTGTATTAACCATCAACACTGGTCAGTATTTGAACAGTCTTCTATGACATTAGAGCTAGAAACTACACGTGCTATAGCAGCACAGATCTTACGTCATAGATCATTTACTTATCAAGAATTCTCACAGAGGTATGCTGCTAGTACTGAACTTGGTACGATTCCTTTACCTAAACTTAGAAGACAAGATCTTAAGAATCGTCAGAATTCTACTGATGATCTTGATGAATTTGTAATCCAGAAATTACAAATGCAAATGCAAACTCTATTTGATTCTGCAACTGCATTATATAATCAAATGTTAGAGGAAGGAGTCGCTAAAGAGTGTGCTAGAATGGTACTACCACTTGCAACTCCCACGAGAATTTACATGACTGGTTCATGCCGTTCATGGATCCATTATATTAATTTAAGATCTGCTCATGGAACACAGAAAGAACACATGCTTATCGCAGAAGGATGTAGAGAAATCTTTATCGAACAGTTCCCCACTGTCTCAGAGGCACTTGGGTGGACAGTACAAGCTGGAGATAAAGAACAGTGATGATGTTTGGTTACCTGTTAATCAATATCGATTTTTGACATATGAAGACGCATGTGATATACTTGGTGAAGTAAAATCAGTTGATACTAATTCAATTGATATTAGAATTTCACCTGAATGTCAGATGTTATAATCTAAATAACTTTACACAATATTAACAACTATGCCAACATACCCAGTCATACATAAAGAAACTAAAGAAAAGAAAGAACTCTCCATGACAATGGTTGAGTATGATACTTGGAGAAAAGAAAATCCAGATTGGGATAAGGATTGGCAAGCAGGTCATGCTTCTTCTATCAGTGAGGTTGGTGACTGGAGAAATAAAGTGCCAGGTGATCTTCAAAAAAAGATTAATAGGATTCGAGATACAAATCCTGGCTCTAAGATTAGAGGGTTTTAAGTATGCCAAGAACTAAGAAAACTGCTGAGAATACTACATTCTCTAATGTAAAGGCTAAAAGACTCAGAAAAAAGAAACCAATTAATTCTGAGATGATGGTTGATATAAAACCATTAACACCATCTCAAGAAACAGTATTTGAATACTGGAATAATAAGAAGAATCTGTTCATGTATGGTGCTGCTGGTACTGGTAAGACCTTTGTAGCATTGTATCTTGCATTGAATGAAGTACTTAAGAATGATTCTCCATACGAGAAAGTTTATATTGTAAGGTCACTTGTATCTACAAGAGAGATTGGATTCTTGCCTGGCGATCATGAGGATAAATCATATCTATATCAGATACCATACACTAATATGGTAAGATATATGTTTGAGATGCCAGATGATAATTCTTTCGAGATGTTGTATGGTAATCTTAAAGCACAGGAAACTATTTCTTTCTGGTCAACTTCATTCATAAGAGGTACTACTCTTGACCGTTCTATTGTTATAGTAGATGAATGTCAGAACCTTAATTTCCATGAGTTAGATTCTATCATTACTCGTGTTGGTGAAGATACTAGGATAATATTTTGTGGTGATGCCAATCAAACAGATTTAGTTAAGACTAATGAAAGGAATGGTATTCATAACTTTATGAACATCTTACGTCTTATGAACGAATTTGGTATGGTAGAATTTGGTATAGAAGATATTGTACGTTCAGGATTGATACGTAGTTATCTTTTAAATAAAATTGCTCTTGGTTTCTAATGTTTGAACATGTATCTATTGACTTACCTAAGAAGTTAAAACGTATTGAGATTGATGGTAAAAGGTATTATGAAGTACCAGGCCAAGAAGGTACTAAGTTAGTTTCAGTTACCACTGTTACTAGTTTCCAGAGTGCTAAAAGTATTAAAGCATGGAGACAAAGAGTTGGTGCTGAAAAGGCCAATAAGATTACCAGACAGGCTACACGCCGTGGTACTGATACTCACACTCTTACAGAACATTATCTTAAGAATGAAGATCTACCAGAGGTTGATCCATTACCCAACTTACTCTTTACTATATCCAAACCATATCTAAAAAATATAAATAGGATACATGCTCTAGAAGCACCCTTATATAGCCTTAAGTTGGGTATAGCAGGTACTGTAGATTGTATTGCAGAATACAATGGAGAACTTGCAGTAATAGATTTCAAAACTTCAAAGGAACCAAAACCTGAGAAATGGATCCAAGGTTATTTCGTACAAACTGTTGCATACGCTTGCATGTTGTATGAGTTAACTGGTATAATAGTAAAGAAATTAGTAATCATTATGTCATGTGAAAATGGAGAATGTATCGTCTATGAAAAACACAACAAAGCTGAATACATTAGAAAACTTACTCAGTATATACGAGAGTGGAAATCTGCTAATGAATAAAAGCAAAGATGCCTTAAACCAAGTCTTGAATGATAAGTTCATGACATCTTCTAAGTTTTCTATGGAGATAGAGAAGATTGTTAAGGATGGTAATGGTACTTTAAATTACATTGAAGCAATACTTTCGTATTGTGAAGAAAATGAAATTGAATTCCAATCAGTTCCAAAACTATTATCTAAAACATTAAAGGAGAAGTTGAAGTATGATGCTCAACGGTTATCCTTTATGAAACGTTCATCTAGGGCGAAGTTACCAGTCTAGATGGAGGGCTATGAAGTTTACCAAACGTATCTCGCACTTAAATTACACTTTACAAAAGAAAATTATAACTTTTTTATTTTCAGTGGAAAAACACGTGCTAGTAAACAATCCTTCGAGAAAAGAAAGGATAAGTACTTTTTTAAAAAACTGGGCAGAAAATTTAAACGAGAAGAATTAATCAACTTTTTCGTAAGTCATTTCATTCATGATGATGGAGCATGGATAGGTAATATATCTGTATATAAATCAAAAGTATATGCTGAATGGGAGAGTAAGATTCAAAGTCTGTCTTTCATTTTTAAGAATGAGATGGAACAGTTATTAGAGTTGGGTTCTGATTTTGATTCTTTATTTAAGATCAAAAATGGCAGTCATCCGATTGTATTGAAACAACATTTGTCTGGGAATATAAGTTTAGAATCTTTTGTTATTCTAAACAAATTAGTAAACTTCATACCATATTTGGATAAGAATATTGCCGAACCTGTAGTGTGGCCTGAGATAAGAAAGAAGGTAGTAAAGTACGAACCATTTCTTGCTATAGATAAGGATAAATATAAGTGTACACTGTTATCTCTATGCGATTCTTTGACAACGACGTAGTTAGAGCTCAAGCGGCTGAACTAGTAGAAACTAATGAGGATCTACAAGATCTAATACTTGGTGGTGGTTTAAAGTCACCAGAAGGTAATCTTCAATTCATGTCAAAAGTACATAGGTTAATTGAACTGCAAGAACAATTATATTTTCGTGCTTCTTATTCAGATGAAAAAGATGCACAGGAATTTGTTGAAGCATTTCAAAAATCATTTCCTTATGTAGCTGCTCAGGGAGAAACAGATGTAACTCAATCATTCAAACGAATGAAAGAGGAACTCAAGCGGATGATAGAACTATCAGACACTTGACATTTAACTAGAACTCTGTTATACTTACAGAGTACAGGCCAAATACGTACACATTAAGGAGAATACTTATGTCTTTTGCAACTTTAAAGAAGAATTCAAATTCATCTTTTGAAAAACTGACTAGGGAGCTTGAGAAGGTATCCAGTTCTGAAAAGAATACTGGTGATGACCGACTCTGGAAACCCGAATTGGATAAATCAGGTAACGGTTATGCCGTTATTCGCTTCCTCCCACCCCCAGAAGGTGAAGAGCTTCCTTGGGCTAAAGTTTTTAGTCATGCTTTTCAAGGGCCAGGTGGTTGGTATATAGAAAATTCTTTAACTACTATCGGGAAATCTGATCCAGTTGGTGATCTTAATCGTAAGTTATGGAATAGTGGTAGAGATTCCGATAAGGAAATAGCTCGTAAACAGAAGAGAAAGTTATCATATTTTTCTAACATATATGTAGTCCGTGATTCTCTACATCCAGAGAATGAGGGAAGAGTTTTCTTATTCAAGTATGGTAAGAAGATCTATGATAAGATTGTTGCTGCAATGCAACCTGAGTTTGAGGATGAGCAACCAATTAATCCTTTCGATTTCTGGAAGGGTGCTGACTTCAAATTGAAGATCCGTAAACTAGATGGTTTCTGGAACTATGATAAGTCTGAGTTTGCCCCACAAGGTACACTTGGAGACTTTAGTGATAGTGAACTAGAAGGAGTCTATAGTAAGACTCATTCATTGGTTGAGTTTACTGCTGATTCTAACTTCAAAACTTATGAAGAATTAGATAAGCGTTTAACTACGGTTCTTGCTGCTAGGAAGCCTGTGGTTGATATGGAGACTGTAGAAGCTGAAGAGGAATTAGTTCCTGTTGCATCTACACCAGTTCGTGAGGAGGTTAAACCAAAACCAAGTACGGATGATGAGTCCGATACTTTAAGTTTCTTTGCTAATCTCGCTGAGAATGATTAAAATAAAAGGGGGTCTCACGACCCCCTTTTTTTAGCTAACTGGTTCTGATTCTCGCCAACCTTCCTCAGTTATTTTATATTCTGTATCGTATTCAAGAAGTTCTTCTATCTCAGTTTCCATCATTGCTATACTAGATGGTTGAGGTATCCAGATCTCTCTCTTTAAATCATTTAATTGATGTTCGTATTCTCTATTAGTTGTTGGATATAAATCTGATCCAGTTAAAGTTCTTTCTGTTACGGCACTATCACTTCGTGAATATACATAAGTCCAAGACCATGTTGGTGTGTAACTAGAAGCATTTTGTGTAGTTGTATTTGAAAATACTTCTATGATAATACCAGAGTCTAGAACTACATTGCTATAAGAATCTTTAACTTCTTTAGTCTCCCAGTGTCTTATTTTATCAGCTAGGGTTCCATATCTATCTTCTATAATTTTATCTAGTTCGTAGTCATCATAAGGCCATTGTGTTTGAGTGTCAGTAATATTGTTTAATAATAATATAGTCCAATAGTGTGATGAATCTCCGAGAAGATCGTAAGCAATTTGGTCTGGAGTTTGTCCACTTTTTATTGTGTATTTTGTCGAAGAAGAAAATATAGCATTAACACTATCTCTTGCTCTAACTCTTCTGAATAAGTTTTTAGATAGTTTAAACTTGCCAGCTTCAAAGAAGTCTGGGTATAAAAAATTTGGTGTTGAATCAAAAAACATTTTAATACCCCGCTCCTACATCTGAACTCTTGATGATTTCTGTTTCACCGAATCCTATACTAAGTTGTATAGCAACTGGTGCTGGTTGATTACTTCCATCTAGGTGAGTTGCCCATACATTATCTGGTGTATAATTTACATCTATATTAGTACAGATACATTTTTTTAGTTTAGGAAGAGATGATATTTCACTACCATCACCAGCTTGTTTCCATCTCAAGTTGAATAGGTTTGGTACAGTTAACCATCTGTCTGTAGCACCTGCTCCAAATCCTTCTCCCCCTAAGTCATTAATAAAACCACTTTTACCAAAAGTTTCACTAGTGTCTGGTAATGCAGCTCTTCTTAGGTATTTAATTATTCTTTCTATTGATCTTTGTTCTGATTTATTTCTAGGAACTAATTTCCAATTGAAATTAAAATCTCTAAGACCTATTCCACCGAATACTTGTTCTGTATATGGGTTAGCTATTTTACCATTGATGTTTTGTGTTACTGCATTTGGATCAGCACCCAATTTTGATATCATACTTTTTATTAATCCTACCTTACCAACTCTGGCAAATTTTTGGACACTATCTGTAATTGATGCACTATCACCACCACCAATTTGTTGTGCAAGTTCAGGAGCAAACCTTCCAAGTATTCCGATGTCTTTTCCTTCCCATTTTGGGCCATCTTTATATTGGATATCATCTGGTACAGGAAGTAAAACTGTATCATCTATACTAGATCTATAAGACGTAAAACTTTCTACTCTGTTACTACCAGTACCAGTAAAAGTTTGACCAGTTCCCCTACTACCTGATGATCTTACAACAGATCTAGAATTAGATGCTCTTGATTGACCTCTTACTTTCTGTGCTGAAAATGTTTCTACATCTATTTGTAAATGATCAAAAGCATTAACTAAATTATCGGGCCACATTTTCTGGCCTGTATCACTGCTGGATCTATTATTAATGACTCTTAACACCATTGGAGATAAATAATTTATTATATTCCTCTAAGTATTTATGAAGACTTTGAAAGGAAAATATATTCCTTTAAATATCGCTAAATATAGAGGTGACTATCGGAATATTATTTATAGATCTTCATGGGAATTAAAGTTCATGAAGTACTGTGACATGAGTCCTAGTATCATGGAATGGGGCAGCGAAGAGATAGTTATACCTTACAGATCACCATTAGATGGCAGGGTTCATAGGTATTTTCCAGACTTTTATATTAAAGTCAGGCAAAGTACTGGTAAGATTCAGAAGTATATTGTTGAGGTTAAACCTAAACGACAAACAAAACAACCAAAGGTTCAACGAAAAATGACTAAGAAATATATCTATGAAGTGACTGAGTATGCAAAGAATCAATCCAAGTGGGAAGCAGCAAAACAATATTGTGATGATAGGAATTATAAATTCATGTTAATTACAGAGAAAGAGCTTAAAGTATGAGTATTTTTTCAGAAATAAAAGAAGCAGCAGGTACTGAACCAAGGTCTTACTCTTGGTATAGAGATAATGTCAGAATGTATTTTCAGAAGACAGATCTTTATACTGAGATGACTAACTTGGAAGAGAGTATGATACCTATTCCAGGCCAACTGTATCTCTTTGAGTATAAGGCAACTTATGCTCGTAAGTTAAAATATTATGATGAGTTTCCTTTAGTCTATGCATTAGGTACAGGAACAAAATTCTTAGGAGCTAACTTACATTACCTTAGACATACACGTAGAATGAATACTGTGTTAAAATTAAAGGAAGGTATATTAGATATACCAAAGCAGTGTTATCATAATTATGTGTTAGAAGGTTTAGAAACTCCCCTATATAGAATAAATAGTGAGGACTATCTAACTTCTGTATTTCTCCCTGTAGAAAATTTTGTTACGAGAAGAAGAGGATTGTACCAACAGTATAGTAAATCAGCCGTCTGGGGAGAGACATCACAATGATGATATCAGATTTAGAAATTCAGATGAGTAATCTGAGGGAGTTTAGATCAAATATATGGAAGTATGGATTTAGTGCTAACAATCTTTATGATGTAATCATAGAGATACCAACGGGTGGTGCATTATATAAAGAGTTACAGACTAATAATATTGCAATTCCTGATGGGTTTCTAAAAAATAATTTGAGATTATATACTGATGAAGCATCGATGCCAGGTATACAGATGTCTACTGGTGAGTATAGAGTAACTAATAGTCCTCAGTTGAAGTATGTATATGGATCAGTTTTTAGTGAGATGAGTCTTTCATTTCTTATGGATGCTGAAAATATAATTAAAGGCATCTTTGATATATGGACTAACTGGATGTATGGATATAGTTCTGGGGAATCTGGTTGGAGTGCTACCAATAGATTTAGATCTAATTATAGAGATGATTATGCTGTTGATATTATTATAGTTAAGTATGAGAAACCAATATTCGGCAAGAACGAGACGTTTTTTAAAGGTGGGAGATTGATGAAAAGAGAATCAAAGAGAAGTATAATACCAGATTCAAACGATGCAAGTGATAGTAGGTTCTTCAAACCAGTTCCAGTACATGCAACTAGATTGTTCAATGCTTTTCCTGCCAATATAGCCTCAATACCATTAGCATATGGTGAGACATCTTTGAATAAATTCTCAGTTGGATTTGAATATGAAAGTTTTACTACTAGTGCTATTAATGATGGTAAAATTAGAGGTGTTAGTGATAGTGTTAATGGAGGATTTGATCTAGATATTAGAGGTCTTCTTGATTCTCTTTTTAATCGCTAGTTTTGCCTGATAAATACCTTTAGATATTATTTGTTGTTATGCCTTTACCAAAGCTTGCCACGCCAACGTATGAGTTGGAAGTTCCTTCTACTGGAAAGAAAATAAAATACAGACCATTCCTTGTCAAGGAAGAAAAGATTCTTCTACTTGCTATGGAAACTGAAGATGAAACACAGATGGCAAATGCCGTTAAAGTTATCTTAGGTAATTGTATTCAGTCTCCAAGATTTAAAATAGATAGTCTTTCTTTATTTGATATTGAATTTATCTTTTTAAATATCAGAGGTAAGTCTGTTGGTGAATCTATCGAATTAAATGTGACATGTCCAGATGATGAAGAGACAGTTGTTAAAGTTGAGGTTGATATTGATGACATCAAGATTCAAAAAACAAAAGGTCATTCTAATATAGTTAAATTGACTGATACTGTTTCTGTAGTGATGAAGTATCCAAGTATGGATCTTTTTATTAAACAGAATTTGAAAACTGATACATCACAAGTAGATGATGTCTTTGAAATTGCTTCGTTATGTATAGACCAAGTTATAGATGGTGAAGATGTATTTGAATCATCTAGTTTCTCTAAGAAAGAAGTGTTGGCTTTCCTAGAAGAAATGGATACACAACAGTTCCTTAAGGTTCAAGAATTTTTTGAAACTATGCCAAAACTTTCTCATACTATTAAGGTAACGAATCCAAATACAAAGGTTAAGAGTGACGTAGTTATTGAGGGTCTACAAAGTTTTTTCGCTTAGCCCTATCCCATGAAAGTCTAGAGAACTATTACCGAGTGAACTTCAACTTGATGCAACACCACAAATATAGTTTAACTGAATTGGAAAATATGATTCCTTGGGAACGTGAAGTCTATCTACAGATGTTGATTGATTTCATTAAGGAGGAGAATGATCGTCAGAAACAACAAAACGTACAGTAAGTTATGATTTTCGGAGCAGTACTAGGAGGATTAGGAAGGGCAGTTGCTGGTGGCGCTGTTAAGGGAGCTGTTCGTTCTGGTATGGCACGTGGTCGTAGGGGCAAACAAAGACGTAGAGATAGAATACAAGAAAAAATGTTTGGCGGTGGAGGTCAACAAGGAGGTGGAGCTCTTGCTGTTAGACCATCGAGTGCTATAGTACCATTTAAGTTAGCACCAACCAGTCAAGAAAGTGTAGGGCCAGCTCCTACTGGTGGTGGTATCTTAGGAATACTTGATGCAATTAGAGGAACACTATCACAAATATTAGAAGTAGAGAAACAACAGAGAGATAATTTACAACAGTCTATTTTAAATGCTGCTAAAGATAAAGAACAGTCTCAGAGAACAGCAGAACAACAAAAACAAGAAGTAAAGAAACCTAGAAAGAGAGATCGTGTTGGTGCAACATTAAAGAATCTTGCTGCAGGGCCTCTTTCATGGTTAATGGATTTTGTTAAACTTGGTATATTAAATTGGATAGGTGACCCAAGAAATAAAGAAGCGGTACACAATATAGTTAAGTTTTTCCAAGGAATGGTTA